TTCATCAATATTCCATTTATCTTTAATATCTAAATCCAATGTATCTCCTTCATTATAATGTAAATTGTATTTATTATATGGATCAATCAATAATTTGCATATGAATATATTTGTTGGATTTATATCACTAAAATACAAACAGTCTTCTACGATTATTTTATATCTTTCTTTTTCATCTGGTATTTTTTCTTTTAATCCAATCATAAATCTATCAATAATATCTATTACAAATCCTCCTTTACCACTACATGGTTCAAATACTTTTCTTGGTGTTGTCCAAAATTCAATCGGAATTTTATCTAACATCTCCTGACGTAATTTAAATGGTGTGGACACTTCAGCATTACTTTTCTTTTCTAATTCTTGAGGAATGAAATATTTATCAATTAATACTGATAATTCCTTATTATTATTGATATTTTTAGAAAATATCTCTTTTACTGTTCTAATTATTTGATTTGTTTCTTTATCATTCTTCATATACTTATTATAGATATTAATAAATTTATTTATAATCTTAGTATCAATATTTCTTCCCCACCAGCTTTTTGTTTGTTCAAGTAATATTGTATAAACATAAGCATCTGCTTGTATAAGATTATACATTTCTTCAAATGATGATTCTTCACTATGAATTGTTAATAAACATATCAATGGAATAATATGTTTTAGTATATCCATATAATTAAATTTCTTGTCTTCTATATTATCATTACTATCTTCATTTGTTTCAGAAGAAGTATCACTTTTATTATCAATTTGTGTTTTTTCAATACCTTTTTTAATATTTTCTTCATCATCTTCTTCATCATTATTAATAAGATTCTCTATTAAATTTTGTTGTTCTTTTGTTGCTTTGTTGTTATTGAATAATGCATTAAATATTATATTTTCTTCTTTTGATAATAATACTTCTTTAAAACTAAGACGATTTAAGAAGTGTTTTAATGCTGTTTCTGTATTTGATGCATAAATATTATATACACTTTCACTTAGTGTTGTTATTTTAGATAAATTGTTACCAAAACATTGCATCCAATGATCACTATTTAAATTAATTAATCGTTCTTGTAAAATATACTGTGTTGCTTTTTTAGGATGACAATCTGGTTTTATCAATGATGCATAATCAATAATAGATGTTTCAATAACTCTATGTATATTCATATCAATGATAAATCCACATTTTTTATTATCTCCTTCTGTCATGCATCGAAACATCATTTGATAAATCATATCAAAACCATTATTATTGTTTAATAATAATACAATATCACAATTATGAATAGATATACCAAGACTGCATTGCTTTCCACTTAAAACTAAAACACCTTTTTTATTATTATTCTTTGCTTTAACACGTGTATCTTCAATCAATTGTTTAGGATTATTAGTAATCTTACTATTTATACTAACAATTTCAAAATCAGGAATAATTTCATATTTTTGTAGAAGTTTAATCGTTGTTGTTGATATTTTATCAATATTATTCTGAGGTAAAAATGCCATTATAATCATGGGGTCATCAGTATCTCCAATAAATCTTGAATCAATTACAGGATTCTTGCATATTTTTTCAATTCGTTTCATAAATACTGTATTATCTGGATATTCTTTATCAGGAATACCAAAAGAATCTCTTTTACCAAAGATTCTATGCCACATTTTAAGTGTTTCTTTTTCATTTTGAAATTCTTCTTTAATTATAACTTCATCATTTTTCATTCCTTGTTTTAGAAGGAAACAAGCATCTGATGACCATCCATAATATGAATCTTTCGTACCGGTAACAATATTAGTAATAGTATCTGGTGTTAATTCATCAGTTAAAATATGTAGTTCAGGATATTTCGAATAATCATTCATAATATTTTGCATTGAATATTTATTGATACATTCATTAATTTCAATTCCATGTTTTTCAATTAGTCGTTCTCTATTTTTATCATCATTTAAATTTTTACATAGTTTAATATCTTCTAGATCCCATAGAATCCAGTTATCTTTTGAAATATTATAATTATTGATAGGTTTAGAATAAGTAGCTGTAATTTGAATTGTAAAACTATTACAACCATAATATTCCAATGTTTTTTTGGCTAATGATGTAGTAGCACCATTATGACTTTCATCAATAAATCTCATTTCAAAGTTCATTTTTTTTAACCATGCAATGCTTTTAGGTTTTTCTTCGGTGTTATTTTCTATTTTGGATTGTAAAAATTGCTTGGAGCATACAATAATATTTTTATTCATAATTTTAGGTTTTTTATTATCACCATTTAATGAAATTACGTTAAAATCTTTTAATTGAAGACAATTAAAAACATCTAAATATTGTTCAATTGTTTCTTTTGGTGCGGTTGTAATAACTAAATAATTGCATTTTTCTTTTTCTTTGCTATCTTCAATGATACATCCACCAATAATATAACTTTTACCACTTCTTTGGATATGTCCCCATAATATTTTTTTTTCATCAGTATTTTTAATTTGAATCGTTTTAAATACACTATGTTGTTGGTGCATTTTAAGACATAATGGTTTTTTATTACAACTAAAAATAGAGTCTATAGATATATTAATGAAAGTATTTTTAAACATATGAAAAGCTTGGTTTAAGTCATTCCAGTCAATAATAATAGTATCATTTTTATCAATCAAATTTTTTAAATCATTATTAGTATGTTCAATTCTATTAACCATATTATGGAAGTCATCATTATTTCTGATACATATACATAATGTCATAATATAGTTATCTTTTTCATATTGCTGGAAGTTAGTTAAAATTTTATCAATATCAAGCTTCCCGACATTCATTTTATTTAAATTTTTGGAAGTTGTAACAAGGATATGTTTATCATTATTATGATGCATAGCAGTTAAGTCAGAAGCATCACCTTTATCTTTAAGATTAATTAATTTATTATTATCATAGAATATATCTTTAAAAGTTAATTGTTTTTGAATAGTTCGTAAGTTAAAGTTACCTTTACATATATTAAAATCCTTAAATTTTTCAATCAGTCCTAAACCGGCAAATAAACGTAATAAAGATTCTTGTTTATCTTTACCAGTCCATGATTGTTCTAACCAGTCAATAATTGAATTATTAGAATAAGATTGAAGGAAGTTAAATAGGTCATTAAAAGTTTTCATATTTTCATCATTATAATTCATTTTATAATAATAATAATAATAATAATTCAATTTTAGAATATTTATTTAAAGAAATATTTATTATCCGAATTAGATTCTAATAGTTTTTATACAATTCATCAATTGTTTATCAATATATTATAAATAATTATAATATGGTTTATATACATGTGAAATGCGGTGTAAATACTTTTTTGTATTATTTTATAATTATTTTTTTACAGGAAATATAATTGATTCCTATTTTATTTACATGATTTTTTACATGAACCAGAATTGATTCCTATTTTATTTACATGATTTTTTAGCTATCCGTGCTTCTTGAAGTGATGTCTGTATTCGTATTGATTTCGCACTATATTTGCCGAACATATCGTTGGTTTTTTTATGCAATATGTCCAATATTAAATTAATTCTTGTAAATTCGTTAATCCGATAAATCATTCACGATTATATCGCAGTATAGACAACCAAAGAATAGGCAAATAATACCTATGACGATAAACGTTTCGGCCATATTTAATTCTAATTATTTTATGCTTTAATAAGTATTTTACTATTTATTTTTTAGATGTATCGATTTTTTTTAAACCAATAATGCCCGAATTAGATTCTAATAGTTCTTATATTTTTCATCAATGCTTTATCAATATATTAAAAATAATTATAATATATTCATCAATACTTTAAATTAGATTCAAACCAATAATTCCCGAATTAGATTCTAATAGGTTTTATACAAATCATCAATGGTTTATCAATATATTATAAATAATTATAATATGGTTTATATACATGTGAAATGCGGTGTAAATACTTTTTTGTATTATTTTATAATTATTTTTTTACAGGAAATATAATTGATTCCTATTTTATTTATTTACATGATTTTTTACATGAACCAGAATTGATTCCTATTTTATTTACATGAGTTTTTAGCTATCCGTGCTTCTTGAAGTGATGCCTGTATTCGTATTGATTTCGCATTATATTTGCCGAACATATCGTGGGTTTTTTTGTTATTCCCCTTCTTAGTATTGCGTAATGGTTCTGGCATTATATTATTTTATGCTTTAATAAGTATTTTACTATTTATTTTTTAGATGTATCGATTTTTTTTAAACCAATAATGCCCGAATTAGATTCTAATAGTTTTATACAATTCATCAATGGTTTATCAATATATTATATATAATTATAATATATCCATCAATACTTTAAAACTATATTTTACATCTTTTTTAGATGACTGGACGTTATCGGTATAGGATTGTAGTTCAGATTTTTTTTGGCAGGTATTTTTATTATAATGGGTTTGACCCATCTAATACCTGACTTAGTCGAACTCATACATTTTATTTAACTGTCGATTTTGTTTTTTTAGTAGTTTTTGTTTTTTTAGGTTTCTTAACTGGTTCTTTAGTAGTTGTTGATTTCTTAGTTGTTTTTTTAGGTTTTTTAGTTTCAGTTGTAGGTTTCCACGATTTAGCTAAATACTTTTTATAACCCATTTCTGTTTTTGGATTCCACTGTTCTATATAATATCCTTTTTTGTCTTTACATACATCGCTCCCATCTTTCCATGAATCATAAACTATTTTACCATTAGATTTACGTTTAATAGTAGTTGTTTTTTTCTTAACTGGTTTTTTGGTAGTTGTTGATTTTTTTTTAGTTATGGTTTCCTTAACTGGTTTTTTAGTTGTTTTTGTACCACTTCGTCTTGTAAAATGTTCCATTATACTAAATAATGATATAATAATTATTTATAAAAAGTTTTAAACCCTTGAAGATTTAAAACGCCGTTTTTTGAAACAATTATAATAAAAATTATATAAATAAAACCCGAATTAGATTCTAATAGTTTTATACAAATCATCAATAAATCATCAATATATTATAAATAATTATAATATATTCATCAATACATAAAATTAGATTCGAACCAATAATGCCCGAATTAGATTCAAATAGGTCTTATACAATTTATCAATGAGTCTAAATTCACAGATTTGAAAATCGTTTTACACCTTTGAATATTTAAGTTCGCACAAAAACATCAAAAATGTAAAATCAATAGTAGGAGTTTCACCTACGATGGTCTAACTTTTTCCTCTTCTTCTTTGGTATTTGAAGAGGTGAAAGACGAAATATGGAAACATGCAGGGCGTTCTTGCCTATCAATCCAGCATTTTGTAATATTCATTATGTTGATTGCTGAATTAGCGTCTCGTGTTCTAAATACGGTTTGTTTGACTTGGGGTCTCACGCATCCAGAACATACTAAAAGACGAAACTGCTTGTTTCCATTACTATGTCTGTAATAAGATAAATCGTTATTACATTCACAGCATTTTTTACTTGTATTGCATTCGTTTATGGTAATTGTATCATATTTCTTATGGATTTGCTTTCGTAATCCTTTATTCATAGTAGGCATAAAATGTTTCATTTGAGTGTTTCTACTCCAATTTCCATAACCAATTAGGATATTTTCACCAAAGGTTTCCTTGATTTTATTAAGGAACTTATCCATACTTTTCTTACCATAACTATATTGTCTAAACTTCATTTTCCTCCAAACATCACGCTTGTAAAACTCGGTTGTTTCTTTATTCAGTTTATCCTTTTCTACTAAATACTCTTTGAACTTATCATAATCAACAGATTTACTATTTTGAAACGATAAATGGGTTTCTTTTTCTATGATGTTGTTTCGTTTCTTTTCCACTAATAATATTCGTTGGTTTGTTTTTGCTTTGCTTTCTCGCTTCCTTTGAGGTGCTGTATATTGGAGTTTGTTTCCTTTGCCGTCCATCATATATACCAGACTGCGTTTTCCAGGGTCGCAACCTACAATATTACGAGGTGCAACTTCTTTGAGTTGTTCTAATGATAAATCTTCTATGTTATGGAAATCTTGTTCTTGTAAAGTAGGAACTTTACTTCCCCATTTCTTATCTTTCAAATCTTTACGAATAAACAATAGAGAACAGCTAATTCCGTCTGTTTGTATTTGATAATGAAATTGGTAGAACTTGCTTTTGAATGTTTTATGTTGTAGGTTCAATAGATTATTCCATACATCGTGTTGATACAATTTAATATTTTTATGCATTTCACCCTTCTTTGTTCCTTCCTTATTATTCGCAGGACAGAATAAACTAATTATGGTTGCTGTATCCAGAATGATATGCTTGGGAATAATGTTATTACGAAGTGGTAAAGGTTGGAATAATTTATGTTCTGCCTTTTCCAATATAGCATTCATATACAACATACCTTTCAAATAATCAAATGGTTTCACTTTCACATCATAATGAACTGACTTCTTTATATTTTCAGGAAGAATATTCTGTAAATGGGTGCGTTTCCAGTCATCAAACATAGTATCGGTTTCTTCGTTACATTCCAATAGTTGCTTCTTGAACTTGAATAGAATTGCTTTATCTTCTGTAATATCCTTTGTGGTTTTATTGATGAACCGAAGGAAGTGTTGGATAAAGCGTTCTTGTGTGTTATTAGATAAGGAAGTATGTAGTTGTGTTGCTAAATAAGGTAACAAAAAAGTAGTATTTTTTAACTGGGTCTTTTCGTGGTTAAGTAAAGGTTGATATTCCTTAACATAAAACTCTTGTAATGTTTCTAATAGGTCTGTATCCTTACTCTTTACTCCTTGATTACTTCTCACTCCTAATGTCTTGATACAATACAGAATGAACTTCTCGTTTATTTCAGGTAAAGGTTGTTTGTTGTTATAACATTTCAACACATATAACCTAATAAATTGGTAAGAGTGTATCATCAAATCATTCATTTCAAAAACTAAATTAGTAATGACTGGTTGCACTTCTTTGTGGTTATGTAAAACAGATTTGAGCGTTGTTTTGATGGTAGTGTAAGCACTTTTTTCATTAGAACGGAACTCTTGGAAGGTTTCTTTCTTTTTCTTTTTCACCATTCTATATATTTAATAAAGATTTTATTTTTATATAACTTTTCTTAATATATCTTTTATAATTTTCCCTAAATATTCTCATTATTTTGTTTTTCTTCTAATTCTTTTTGAAGTTTTTCCTTTTTTTTCAAATATGCCCTTCTCGCATATTCCTTCTTCTTTTCAGGTGTGGGTTCATACTTATAATTTGTATTTTTCTTATAATTAGCATTTCGTTCCTTAATAACATCTTTATTCTTTTCATAATATTCTTTCTTATATGAAGGTGCTGTATATTTTTTGAGATGCTCTTTGGTTGCTTCCAGTTCCTCTTTTAGTTTAGCATTTTCTTCCAATATTTCTTTTATTTTTTCTTCATTCATTATGATATTGTATATAATAAAAAAATATTTATATCTGTTTATTATATTTTGTGCGAACTTAAATATTCAATGGTATATAATTTATCATATCTATGTTGTTTTTGTATTATGGTTATGAT